AGGTCAAGAAGAGCAGCGAGAGCAAAGATATCTTTTACTGTAGATGGATTAACTGAAACATCATCTCTCACAATTAATGAAGGCGTTGTTTGTAACGGTGCTGGACGTAACTCAAACTTTGTGTTTTCACTTCCTGAGAGTATTACAGTTCCTGTTAAGAATGGAGTCGCAATATTTGAGAATATTGAGATCTTTGAAGGTAACTTTGTAAGTCAAAACTTTACTTTTGATAGTTCTTTATTTAATCAAAGATTTATTCTTGACAATTCATTTATTGATACCTCTACGATTAGAGTTAAGGTTAAACCATCAGAGGCATCTACTTCAACGGTGACTTATCAACAAATTGATAACATCGTGGGTGTTACATCTACCTCTTCGTCATATTTACTTCAAGAAATTGAAGATGAAAGATATGAATTAATCTTTGGTGATAATGTAATTGGTAAAAAATTATCAAATAACAACTTTATAGAGGTTTCATACGTTACAACTGATGGAAAAGAGGGAAATGGCGCTTCTGACTTTAGTTTTGTAGGTAATATTACTGATCAGGATGGTGGAGTGATTGATGCAGGCAATATTTCACTTGTAACAACCGTGGAAAAGTCAAGAGATGGTGATGATATTGAATCAATTTCATCAATTAAGTATTTTGCACCAAGAATTTACTCATCTCAATATCGTGCAGTTACTTCATCTGATTATGAATCAGTTTTAGGTTTCATTTATCCTAATGTAGAGTCTGTGACTGCTTATGGTGGTGAAGAGATGACTCCACCTCGTTTTGGTAAAGTTTTCATATCTGTCAAACCAAGAAATGGTGATTTTCTATCAGATGAAACAAAAAAAGAACTGATACGAAAATTAAAGAGTTATGCGGTTGCTGGCATCGTGCCAGAGTTCATTGATTTGAAGTATCTGTATGTAGAACTCAAAGTTAACGCTTATTATAATCCAAGTTTAAATGATGATTCAAATAACTTAAAAACATCCATCTCAAATGCACTTGAACAGTATTCAAGATCAATTGATGTCAATAAATTTGGCGGAAGATTCAAATATAGTAAAGCAATCTCATTAATTGACTCTGTAGACTCATCAATTACATCAAATATCACTCTTGTTTGTATGAGAAGAAATTTAAGAGCTGAAATTGGAAGATTTGCACAATATGAACTTTGTTATGGTAATCGCATGTATCAGGCAGAGCCTGCATATAATATTATATCAACAGGATTCACAATTGAGGGTGTTTCACAGGTAGTTTACCTTGCAGATCAAAAAATCTCATCATCAAAAGGAAGAATATTTTTCTTTACCTATGTTGAGGGTGGAGAACCAACTATAGTGAAGAAAAACGCTGGAACTGTTGATTATTTGCATGGTGAAATACTTATAGATACTGTAAATATACTTTCAACGGTGATAGAGAACAATGTCATTGAAATACAAGCAGTTCCTCACTCAAATGATATAATTGGATTGAGAGATTTATATATTAAGTTTGATATGACAAATACGACTTTAACTATGGTTCCTGACACGATTGCTTCTGGAGAAAATACATCTGGTTCAAGGTTCATACATACACATAGTTACTACATGCCTAAATTTACTCGTGATTCAAAATCTGAGGTATCTACAACAGGTTTAGTTACAAGTGTGGACACATCTGCGACTGCAACCACAGTTACGTCATCGTCAACAAGCGCTGCAAGAACAGCATCATCAACTACAACAAGTGCAAGTAGCACAACAACCGCCACAGGTGGTGGATCTAGTTCAACTCCTAGTTCTGGTTCAGGATATTAATGATTGATACTTCAATACAAAGAGTAGAGATAAATCAGGTAATTGAAAATCAGTTACCTGAATTTGTGCAAGCCGAAAGTCCACTTTTTGTGGATTTCTTAAAACAGTATTATATTTCTCAAGAATTTCAAGGTGGTTCTATCAATATTGCAGAAAATATTGATCGTTACACTAAACTACAAACTTTTGTAGGTGCTGCGCTTACAGAATTTACTGGGTTGTCAACTGACACTCAAAAGTTTTCAACTACAATCTTTGTTGATAGTACGAAAGGATATCCAGATAAGTATGGTTTATTAAAAATTGATGACGAAATCATTACATATACTGGAATCGGTACAACCTCCTTTACTGGATGTGTTCGTGGATTTAGTGGTGTTAATGCTTTAAAACAACCAACAAAACCAGATGTCTTAGATTTTAAAACATCAGTTGGTGCAGCACATACAGGTGGATCAAAAGTTCATAATTTATCAAATATTTTTATTCGTGAATTCTTTAGTAAACTTAAATCAACATTTGCAAACGGATTTGAAAATAGAACTTTAAATAGTGATTTAGATCAAGTTAAGTTTATTCGTCAGGTAAAAGATTTTTATCGTTCAAAAGGAACAGAAGAGTCATATAAAATTTTATTCAGAGTCTTATTCGGAAAAGAAGTTAATATTATTAAACCATCTGACTTCTTAATTAAACCATCCGACGCTGATTATGGTTTTGGTCAAGATTTTGTTGTTAAATCACTTACAGGTAATCCACAGGATTTAATTGGATCCACACTAGTTCAAGATAAAGATGAAGATGATAAAAATATTTTAGGTGCCTCTGGTGCGATATCAGATGTAAAAGACTTTTTATATGGTGGTGAACACTATTATCAGATCACTTTATCACAAGATTCCATTGATGGTGACTTTATAGTTCCAGGCAGAACTCGTGTTGTTAATCCTGTAACGATTGGATCAACAGTAATGACAGTTGATACCACAGTGGGATTCCCAACAAGTGGATCATTATCATTACCAACCGCAAGTGTATCTGGCGTGGTTACTTACACAAGTAAAACATCAAATCAATTTGTGGGTTTACCTACAGCAACAGATGTTTTAAATGTGGGTGATGATGTTAGATTTAATAATGTTGCGTATGGATACTCTTTTGCAGATAATACTAATAAAATTGAAGTATTAATTACTGGTGTCCTTAAAGATTTTCCGATTCCAGATACAACTTTTTACTTTAATAAGGGAGATAAAGTTAAGGTTGGTACTTTTGGAATTAATAAAAGTATTGAAGATCCTCACTTCGGATCATGGGTTTATAATACATCAGTTAAATTTACTCCCAAATCAGTTACTCGTGTATCCTCAAGTAGTTTTAATGTTGTAACTTCCTCTGATCATGGATTTTTAGAAGAGGATCAGATAGAAGTATTAGACGGACAAGGTATTTTATTAGCAGTTGGTCGTGTTTTAACAGTCATTAGTAGTTCTACTTTTATTGTTGGTGATTTGCCTAGTGTAAGTGAATTTAACTTTGCAAGTATCAGAAGAAGATTAAAAAGAGGAAACAGTACAGTTCATGACAATATTACAAAATATACTGTAGATGTTCAAAATACTTACGATCATGAGATTGGTAGTGCATTAGCAAAACCTCCACACCCTCATGTATACGTTACCTCTCCATCCATACCAAGTTTAGGTAATGAACCTATCACTGCACCAGATCGTTCTATAACGTGGACTGGCGCGACTGGTGGCGACCTTATACAGTTGATACAGGTTACAGAGGGTGCAGCAGATCATGGATTCTATTCTGGAGAAGTTGTCACATATAATGTTGTTAGTGGTTTCTTAGGACAACTCATTGATGGTAAAAATTATTTTGTAAGTCGTGTTGATTCAAATAATATTCGTCTTGCAAATTCATTACCAGATTTAATTAATGGCGACTTTGTAGATGCAACTGGTACAGGAACATTTAAAATATCAGTTCCAGAACTTGCAAACAAAAAACTTGATCATCAAAAACTATTAAAGAGAATCTCCATTAATCCCCTCTTTGATGGTGGTAAAAGAGAAACAACTCCTGGCACAACAGGCATGTTGGTGAATGGAACGGAAATATCAAACTATAAGTCTGGTGATGTTATACAGTTTGGTGGAATAGAATCAATTGATGTTTTAGAAGGTGGATCTCAATATGATGTAATTAATCCTCCAAAAGTAAGTGTAACTAGTTTAGCTGGTGCTGGTGTAAGTGCAACTGCAAATGTAAAAGGACAAATTGAAAGAATAGATGTTATAGATTCTGGCTTTGACTATGTTGAACCACCAATCATTGAAATTAGTGGTGGTAACGGACAAAATGCGATTGCAAGATCAAGATTAAAACAAGTAGATCATTTTATAGACTTTGATGCATCATCTACAGGTAATGCAATTAACATCGCTGCTGACACAATTGGTTTTGGAACTTTTCATAAATTCCGTGATGGAGAAGCTGTAATCTATAAAACCTTTAATACTGGTGCGATTGGTATTGCAAGTGCTGGTATTACAACAAGTGGAATACAATTGAATCCAGATCAAAGACTTGTTGATGAATCAATTTATTTTGTATCAAAAGTAAATAACACAACAATTAAACTTGCAAACAATGA